TTGGGTAATCCTGCTGGGCAACGCTGTGCTGTGGACAATCTACGGTTTTACTACGCAACAGTACGGCTTTTGCTTTGCCAGTATCTTCTACGCTTTTGTCTATGGGCGTAACTGCTACCGCTGGTTCCACCAGCACAAGGCCGCTCTAGATGAGTAACCCCCTTGCCAGTTCGCTCAAGTCATGGATCGAAAGCAACCTACCGGCGTTCCTAACCAACCTGCCCATGGACGTTGACTCCGAGAGCGCCCCGTGGTCAATGCCCGTGGTCGAGGACTACGTTCTAGTGGTAGCCGTCAAGGACTACTCCGACGGTGGTACCGGCGTGTTCTCTATTACCAGCGATGATGCCCAGCGTTACCGTATGCGGGGGCTAATGGCAGAAGCACTGGACTAATGGCAGTTACCCCAGTCCAGCGCAAGAAGTACTTCGCCGCACGATCGGCAGGGTTTTCTATTGCCCAGTCTGCGTCCAAGGCCAAGTTCTCCGAGGCTACCGGACACCGGCTTGAGAAGGCTGCCAAGAACATGCGCGTTGCTGACGAGCTTGACTCTAGCGCCCGCGACTACAAAGAACAAAAGGTAATCGCCACCCTTGAAGGCCCCAAGCATTACGAGCAACTCTCAGCCGAGGCCAAGCGAGCCCTAGAGGACTTTGACTACTTCCGGCGCCGATACTTCGGGCGTGTCTCTACCCCGTGGCAGAACGAGGCTGGGCTTGCTCTCGTGGGCTTGCTGGAGTCACCGGAGAAGGAGTATGTCGTTATGAACATGCCCCCCGGTTCCGGTAAGACCACGCTAATCCACGACCTTATCTGTTGGATCATTTGCCGTGACCGTGGAGTACGTCTCCTGCTGGGTTCGCACACCCAGAAGGTTGCCAACAACATGGCGGGACGTATCCGTAAGTCCCTTGAGCGCGTGGTAATCGAGCTGCCAGACGATGATCTTATGGCTCACGGACTTGCCACTACTCCTGAGTCCACTATGTCGCTGGACTTTGGGCGGTTTAAGCCGGTAGAGCGTGACTTGTGGACCCGTGAACAGTTCATTGTGGAACAGCAAGAGGACAAAGGTGGCACCACCGAAAAGGAACCTACCCTGTCAGCCTACGGTATTGACTCCGGCTACCTTGGTGGTCGTTTCAACGGCTGTTTCTGGGACGACGTTGTGACCTCTAAGAACACTCGCAGCGCCGACATGAAGGAGAAGCTTGAGGACGACTGGCAGAGTATTGCTGAGTCCCGCCTAGAACCTAACGGCATGCTTGCCTTGATTGGTCAGCGATTGTCAGCCGACGACCTGTACCGCTTTGCTCTGGACATGGAGCAACCCCTTGACGACGAAGAAGAACTCCTCAATAACGGTTTGTCAGAAGAAGAAGTTGCTAAACTACGCACTGACAAAAAGTACCAACACCTGCTCTACCGAGCACATTATGAGGATCGCTGTGACCCGAAACACCACAAACGCATTTCTGAGCCTTATCCCATCGGGTGTCTCTTGGACCCCCGCAGGATTGGCTGGCGAGAGATTAGTTCGCTTATGGCAAACCGAGCGGACAGCTACGCAATCGTTTATCAGCAAGAGGACCTTGACCCGTCCGAAGTCCTAGTAAAGCCCGAATGGGTCTGGGGCCACGGCGATAACGCTGGTTGCATTGACAAGGATCGAGATGCATGGGAGATACCGCGAGGTCTGAGTGCCCGCGACTGTCTGGTCATTGCTACGGCTGACCCCAGCCCTACCATGTTCTGGTCGGTTCAATGTTGGCTGTACCACCCTGAGTCCAACCAGCGGTTCCTGTTGTGTCTCCTGCGCCAGAAGATGGAAGCCAGTACCTTCCTTGACTACAAGGTAAACGAGGGTCGCTACACCGGCATTATGGAAGATTGGCAGAACCTGAGCGAAGCTCTGGGTTTCCCGATTCAGTACTGGATTGTGGAGAACAACGCGGCCCAGCGGTTCATGCTCCAGTACGACACGGTGAAAACATGGCGTCAGATGCGTGGCGTGGAGATCATTCCGCACAACACTAATGCCATCAACAAGACGGACGAAACCCTCGGTGTGACCGTGTTACAAAGCCACTACCGCTTCGGTAGGGTACGATTACCGGGTAAAGGTGAGGGTAAAATCCAAGCCTTGAAACTGATTGACGAAGTAACGAAGTACCCGAACGGCACTCGAACAGATGACTGTGTTATGGCACAGTGGTTTTTAGAGTGGAATATTCCTAATCTGTACTTGCCCAAGATGGCTACCCCTACCCAGTGGCGTCCGTCATGGGCTAAGACCGCTCGCCCTAACTAGAAGGTTCCCAGTTGGCTCTCTCCTTTGACAACGCTAAGGCTGCTAATCAGATTGTCACCTTGCTCCAACAGCGTCGTCGGGACCGAGGCGGTATGTTCACTCGCATGGACGAGATTCGTCGCCACTACAACGGTGACATTATCGTTCCATTGCCAGAGCTGGACGACATGGAGAAGCCAGCAATCCCTAACCTGATTGCTCAGGGTATTGACCAGTTTGCTATGCGCGTAGCGTCAGTTATGCCTGACGTGACCTACATGCCCACTCGCCCCGGTATTCAGGTCAGCGAGAACAAGGCCCGTGATCGTCGCATGGCAAACCTTGGCTGGTGGGACATGAACAAGATGAACACCAAGATTCGTCGCCGTTCACGCCACCTAACCGCCTACGGTATGACTGCCGTGAGTCTTTCCCCAGTCTCCATTGACCCCAGCGACAAGCGCGAGATTCCACATTGGCGTGTGCGTAACCCACTCTCAACCTTCCCGTCGCCCATGATTGACCCTGACTCCATGGAGCCCACCGACTGTATCTTCGTTGACCGCCGACCACTTGGTTGGATCAAGGAAAACTACCCTTCCCAAGCCTCGGTGCTGTATCGTGGCGACAAGTCCGACACGGACATGTTTGAGATTCTGGAGTATTTAGATGCTGCTGAAACTGTACTGGTTGTTGTTGGCGCTGAAAAACCCAAGGCTTCTGCCTATGGTGCTGCGGAGACTGGTAAGGGGACGGCCTCGCACGTCATTCTTGAACGAATCGTCAACCGATCCGAAATCTGCCCAGTCGTAATCGCCGGTCGTATCACGCTTGACCGCTTGCAGGGCCAGTTTGACCAGATGATTGGTTCGTACCAACGCATGGCGAAGCTGGACGCGCTGGACATGATTGCCCGCTTCCGAAACGTATTCCCAGACGAGTGGATTGTCAGCACCAGCAATAGCCCCACCAGCCCCCGTATCGTCCAAGAGGCAGACGGTAAGGCCGGTATCCGAGGCATCGTTGACAAGGGCCAAGTCCAGATTACCGACTTGCAGCCCGGCACCACGACCAACGACGCGCTAGACCGTCTTGAGCGGGCCGGTCGCATGAACGGTCAAATCCCTGCTGAGTTCGGTGGCGAGTCCCCAACTAACGTTCGTACTGCCCGCCGTGGAGAAATGGTAATGGGTAATGCCATTGACATGTCCATTCAGGAGTACCAAGAAATCCTTGCCAACTCTATGGAGAGTGAGAACCGTCGCGCCGTCAAGATTATGAAGGCGTATTACGGATCAAAGCCCAGCATGTTCTTCATGGGCTCCGACGGCAAGGTGGTGCGCCCCGATTACGTCCCAGACGAAGCCTTTGAGACAGACCTGTCCTACGTCAAGTACTCCATGCCGGGGTCTGACGTTAATGGTATGGTCATTGCCATTGGTCAGCGTGTGGGTACCGGCATTATGTCCACGCAGACTGCCCGTGAAATGGACCCTGCGATTGAGGACCCAATCCGCGAGCGTGACCAAGTGGAGATTGAATCCCTACGTCGCGCTTTGCTTGCCGGTATGGAACAGCAAGCCCAGCAGGGAACGCTTGACCCCACGATCATTGCTCGTATCGCTCGTGCCAAGGCTGAACGCCACGTCACCCTAGAGGACGCAGTGCAGAAGGTCCACGAGGAGATGCAGAAAGAGCAAGAAGCTCAGGCTCAGGCTCAACAGCAGATGCAGCAACAGGCTCAGCAGTCCCCAGAGATGCAAGGCATGGGTGGTCCAATGCCAGCCCCAGCCGAGATGCAACCCGGTATGGGCGCAGTTCCCGGACAGGCTCCCGCCGCTATCCCACCCTCTATCCCTGCTCCAGCCCAAGGATCACAAAACTTGAGTGATGTCTTGTCAAGTTTGCGCCGACCGGCTAATGCAAGTGCCGCAGAACGTGGCTTAACCCCAGCGGGTCAGTAGTTTATGCCGCGCACAGGCAAAGGTGGACCACGCAACGGCAAGGTCGGTCAGATGTACGGCAATCGTACTGACTTAAACACTTCGCTTCCAGTCACGACTGTTACCGGACAAGGCTACGGCGAGGCGGCCCAACAACGAGCTGCACAACAGGCCATTCCCATGGGATCAACTCCAGTTGCCGGTGCCACGTCAGCACCAGCACCAGCACCCGCCGCTCCTCAGCAGATGCCACAGGCAACCATGAGTGACCAGATGCCAGCGGCTCCACAGACATACCCCGGTGACATGCCGTTCTTGCAACCGACTATGTACCCTAACGAACCGATCACAGCGGGCATTGACTCTGGACCCGGCCCCGGTTCCGAAGCACTTTACGGCACACCAGCCCCCGTTGCTAGGGACCTAATCATGGCAGCTCAGCGCCCCGGTGCTTCTGCCCTACTCATGGACCTTGCCCACGCTGCTGCTACACTAGGTCTGTAATGGCTGCGGACAGAGCATCACGGAAACTTTCAATAAAAGCAACGCCAGCTGAGGTTGAAAGTTCTTTAAGGTCTGGCACTAGGAGCCTTCGCGGGCAAGTCGAAGTGTTGCCTGACGATGTTCAGAAATCGCTTCACGCTATGGCAAGCGCCAACCCCGAACTAGCAAAAGACTCTGCCACCATTCAATCGCTTGCTAACCGCTATGGCGCATCTGCTTTTGCAGTAGGCAATGCGCTTCGAGAACAGCAACACAAGAACGCTATCAACCGTGGTTTCTTTGGCAGTCTCTGGGACTTTGGTGGCAACGTTGTTGACTTTGGGGCTAAGGCTGTTAACTTCGCTAAAGGTCTTGGTGGCAATGCCCCCACTAGCGCCACCCATACACACACTGCTGATATTGGCGAACTTCTTGCAGGTGCTGGCAAGGGTCTTTACCGTGGTATCAAAGAACTTCCCGGTGGTGCTCTTGGTCTTGTTCAACAAGGTCTTGCTATCAAAAGGGCCGTTGAAAACCCTTACGGTCAAACCGATAACGAAAGCAACTGGAAAGTCGGATTAAAAACAGCAGGTGAAGTAGCAATGGCTCCGCGCACGTTGCTATCCGCAACAGCTAGCGAGGTCAAGCAGAATGGTTGGGCCTACGCCCTTGGTCATTTGGCTCCAGCCCTTGCCGGTGGTAAAGGTTTGAGCATGGGGGTACGCGCATTAGCGGGTGCTGAAAAAACTGCTGGGGCAGTAGCCGCCGCTAAGCAAGCCGCTCAAGTAGCCGCCGATCAAGCGACTGTTGAGGCTGCCGTTGGTGGTTTTTCTTTTGACCAGCAAGTAGCCGCCGCTACTGCCGCTCAGCGTCTCAAGATTACCGACCCCATTGGCTACCTTCGCAATCAAGAACGCTTGGTGCAAGAGAACTTCAAGGCAACGCCTCTCGCTGGTGAAAGACTTGCTGAGATTCGTGCTCAGATTACCAAGACCGAAGCAGAGATGGCAAGGGCACAGGGCAAGGGTGCCTTTGACTTCACTCGCAAGTTTAACAAGAGCACTGATATTTTTAACAAAATGGGCGAGTCAATCGGTAGGACTGCCGTTGGTATCCCAGTTGAGGCGATGCGAGCCTTCAACCGCGTAATGAATAGCGGTACCGTCAACGCTGCGGCCCTGCTCCGTATGCCCGGTATCCAGTCTGACCCTCACATGTGGGAAGCCGCCTTGCAGGGCAAGGTGCTGGATCAGAACGGTGACTCCCACACGATTGGCGAAGTCCTAGCAACCGCATTGCAGGGCACTGGATTCTTCCACGACATTGTTGCCAAGGCGCTTGACTTTGACCTTGCCTTCTTTGTTAAGGACCCTTACATCAAGGGCTTTGACCTTTTAGGTCAGCGTAAGTCGGCAGGTGGTTTTACGGGTCACTTAAGCAACATTTGGGGTGGTATCGGCGTATCTCACATCGGTGACTTTACCCGCGCTTTTTCTCAGTACGCCTCAGTACGTCGAGCTGTGCAGTACTTGGCGACCCACGATGCTGGTGAGATTAACAGCCGATTCCGCAATATGTTCAACCGCGCCCTGCTAATCAAGCTGGGTGATGCTTCTACAACTGACGAGGTGTTGTCGGTTCTTGAGGACTCGTTTGCTGGCGTGAACTATGTTGCCGCGACTGCTCCGACTATGGGATGGTACACAGTATTCAAGTCCTCGCTTGCGGGCGAACTTGGCGTGGAGTTTGGTACCGTTGGCAAAATCTTTGCAAGCGGAGTAACGATTACCCGTGACCTTAAAGACGCCGTGTACAAGCAACTTGGTCTTGACATTCGACCCCGTGGCAGTCTTGAACAAGCCATGAACCCAGCCGGTAAGTCTGGGGCAACCATGCGGCGCCGTATCCAAGCACAGTTTATTCGTACCCCTGAACACATTGACCGTGTAATGGGCAAGATGACCAACCGTATCATTAGGCCCGGCTCGATTGAAGCAGTCAACTCTATCCGAGATATGATGCGGGCAACGTTCCAGCCTGAAACCAAGATCAACGAAGTCAGTAACATTCTTATCCACTCAGCCGCTGACACCAACACCTACCGACGCGCCTATCGCTCCGCAATGTTTGACATGACCATGGACCCGCTTAAGGGTCTTATGGCGCCAGTTGAGTACGAGGCAGTTCGCAAGGCAATGGACGATGCCGTGTGGGAGCACATCAACCGCATTACCGGCAACGATGGCGGTGGCATGTTTGGTCGCTACGTTGCAAGTAAGGACGATTGGCGAGACTTGATCTCAACGCCCATGGGTGACATACGCGCCGGTATTGGTGACACTCACCTTGGTAAGTTGATCTTGCCCAGTGCTCGATCCATGAAGCAACTCCAACGCAAAGTTATGGAGACGGCTATGGAGCTTAAGTCTCACGCCGCTCAAAGGGAGTTACTTCGTACCGACTCTGAACTCAAGCACCTGACTGAACTTGCCAACTTCTCCGAAAAGACTGTTGACGATGTAATCGCTGGCATGAAGAAAACGCTGGAAGAAAAGCGGTTGTCCGTCAAGGAACTCTGGGACACCGACGTTATCTACAAGGGCTACAAGGCCAAGTACAGTTCGCTGGTTAAGAAGTACTCCGTCTGGCTTCAAGAAGATTCGCTTAAAAAACTTACCCGCGCTGAAAAGGTTGCAGTTGTATTTAAGGACGTTGAGGACGAGGCGCGTAAAGTAACCGACCAGTTCTTGAAATTGTCCGACCAGATCACAGCTCGTCTTGGCGTAGTCCCACCCGGCTTTGAGGCTGCGGCTGAGGACTTGGCTACCTTTGCTGAATCTTTGGGCATGAGTGAAGCGGCCTTGATGAACGCCATGCAACACCTGTACGGCGAGAAGCAAGCACTTGATGACATTCTTGCCAACCTTCACGCCACCTTTAACCAGTCCTTTGATTCGCTAGACGAGATCATGGGCGCAGCAAAACAGTTGGCTGCTTCCACCATTGAGAACGCTGAGGCTCGTGCTAAGTATCTCAAGGAGTTCAAGAGCAAGTGGGAAGATAAGGCCGACTCCATTCCCGGTGCAAATGTTCCAGTTGTCGGCCCCATTATCAAACCAATAAGCAAGTCTTTATTTGGGAAGCGTCAACTACGCAACAACCGAGAAGTAGTGATTGACTTACAGCAAGCGTACCTTAACAAGTACTTTAAGCCTATGGCGCTTACAAGCCCCGGTTGGGCCATGCGCGTATCAACCAGCGAAATAATGCTGAACGGTTTCCGCATCGGTGGTCTTAACCTTTTTGAGAGCCACCTAGCCGCCTCTATCGCCAAGCACGAGTTCAAGCTCACCAAGTCCATGGAAGAACTTGAGAAGTTGGGCAAGGCTGAGAAAATGATGCTTCGCAATGTTGTCGGTGGCTTGATGCTCGGTATTGAGCGTGGTGCACTTAGAACTATTGGCGACGATCAGGCTGGGCGTCTGGTGAACGATGCAGTAGAGGCAATGATTGACCACGACGGTCACTTGCCATTGAACATGGAAGGCCACCATGACGCTGTAAGTAGCGACAATGTAGAGAACTTTATGTCCTCGCAAGTTGTCGGACTAGACAAGAACGGCAAGCCAGAAGTCTCTAACGTTTACAAAACTGAGGGCTACACAATCATTCAGGCCAACGACGCGGCGGCTGG